ACGTGATGCAGCGTTAACAAACGTAGCTGACTTAACTGCTTTGTTAGACACAGCTAAAGAAGATGCTGACGCTAAGCAAACTGAAATAGATGAGTTAACAACTACGTCTGCAACACTTGAAACTGAATTAGAAGAAACCACTACTAAACTTGAAGAAGCTAATACAACTATAGCTGATTTAGAAGAGCAATTACAAACAGCTAAAGATACTGGAGCTGATAACGTCGCTGAGCTTGAGGCTGCTTTAGAAGAAGCTAAAACTAATGCTACAGATCTTGAAGAACAATTAACAGAGAAAACAACTGAGTTAGAGACTGCTAATGAAACTATTGTAGCTAAGCAGGAAGAACTAGATACTGCTAATGCTTCTATTGAAGATTTAACAGGTCAATTAGAAACCAAACAAGGCGAACTAGACACCGCTAACGCCTCTATCGAAGACTTACAAGGTAAGCTCACAGCCTCTGAAGAAGCTAACGTAGAGCTACAAGGTAAGTTAGACACCGCTAACGAAGAGAAGGCTACGGTAGAGGGTGAGTTAGAAGTTGCTAAAGAAACTAACACAGACCTAACCAATCGTCTTGAAGATGCTAACACAGAGATTGATTCGTTGAATGAGAAACTAGGTGCTGCTAACGAAGACTTAGACGCTCTGAAAGATGAATACGCTGCTGCTGTTGTAGCTAACGCAGAGAACGTAGACGAACTAGAACAAGCTGTTAAAGACAAAGAAGATGAAATCGCTGGTCTTGAAGGTGACATAGAAGGTCTTAACGAAACTATTGACGGTTTGAATCAAGAGATTGCTGACAACGAAGAAGAGATTAGCGGTCTTGAGGGTGACTTAGCTGATGCGCTAGCAACGATAACAGGCTTAGAAGGTGACTTAGCTACGTCACGTGCAGAGACTGAGGCGGCTGTCGCGGCTGGTGAAGCTGCTGCTACGGCTGCTGGCGAGGCTGGTTATGAGTCAGGTTATGGCGAAGGTGTTGGTACAGGCCGTGGCCAGGGGTTTGGCTTAGGCGTAGGTGCTGGAATGCTGACAGGCGGTGGCGGTGGTGTAGCAACGACAGCTCCACAGACACAGCAGTTTATGCAAGAGTTACGACCAGACCTAACGAAGATACAGCTACAACCATATCAACCAGCAAAGAACTATTTAGATGAACTTATAGCGAGACTAAACGCATGACATATTTACAACTCGTTAACAAAGTGTTGACTCGCTTGCGTGAGGAGACCGTAGACACAGTTGCACAGAACACGTATTCAGCGCTCATAGGCGAATTAGTAAACGACGCTAAGCGTTTGGTTGAGGACTCTTGGGATTGGTCTGCGTTGCGTACGACGCTAACAGTAACCACCACAGCGGACATCTTTAACTATGTGTTGACAGGTAGTGGTAATCGTGCTAAGATGTTAGATGTCATTAACGATACCTCTAACTTCTTCATCGAATACAAAGACGCTCACTGGTTTAACAAGGCGTTCCTGGTCGATGAACCTGCGTCTGGCTCTCCACGCTACTATACATTTAATGGCATAGACTCTAACGGCGACACCGCTGTTGACATCTCGCCAATACCAGACGGTGTATATACATTACGTTTTAACAGCGTACTGCGTACAGCAGAGCTAGAGAATGACACAGACGAAGTCACTATACCTACGCTACCTATCATTCACTTTGCCGTAGCGTTTGCATCACGAGAGCGTGGTGAGACGGGTGGTCAAAGCTCTGGAGAGTTGTTGATTATGGCGCAGCAAATGCTCAGTGACGCTATAGCGTTAGACGCAATCAAGCACCCTGAAGAAACCATTTACGCGGTGGTGTAACTATGGCTCAGCCTTTACAGAATATAACGATTGCTGCACCAGCATTCAAAGGATTGAATACGCAAGACTCACCTCTTACGTCTGATCCTTCGTTTGCTGCTGTAGCTGATAACTGCGTCATTGACCAGTACGGACGTATCGGAGCGCGTAAGGGCTTTGACGTTATAACAACAGACGCTACTCCGTTAGGCTCCGCTGAAATAGAGTCTATGGGGTACTTTGAAGACAATGACGGCAATGAAGAAATCTTTAGTGCAGCTAACAATAAGATATTCAGCGGCACAACTACGCTAACGGACATCACTCCTGCGTCTTATACCATTACAGCTAACGACTGGAAGATGGTTAATTTCAATAACAAGATGTACTTCTTCCAAGGTGGTCATGCTCCTTTAGTGTACGATGACACTAATGGCATCTCTAAAATTGTAGACCATCCTAATAACGTAGGTACTCC